TCTTTAATGAAAGGTGCTAAGTGTGGTCCATAATCCTTCTCCTGTTCCTTTGTAGGGTATCTTCCTGTCCATATACGTATGGTATATCCCCTTGCTGGTAGATCGTTATAAATCGAATCTACAGTCTGTGGAGTACCTAGATAACATATCCTACCTGACTGACATATAGATGTAAAGTCTAAACTTAAGTGTTTTAGCTTAGCTCGTTGTTCTTCTGTTGCTCCATTCTCTGATGACTCTATATCATCTGGTATTACTAAGTCAGCACGTCTACCTTGCTTACTTGAAGTTATACCTAAACAAGCTACTGATGGTGATTTCTCTGATCCTTTAAGCATCCAATTAACATCGAATGATTGTGAGCTAGATCTATCACCATGATTCCTATCTGGTCTCATACATTCTAGTATGTCCCAATTCATAAAGATCTGAATTATCCATGATGCTATCTCTGTAGCAACTGTACCACCTGCGGATACTACAAGTACCCTATAGGTTGGATCGTGTATTAAACACCATACAGCATATATAGCTACTATAGTTGTTTTAGCTTGTGACCTTTGAGCCTGTATCATAAGATACTGTGGCCCAAATTCTAGGAAGTTTCCAATGTCTTTCTGTACCTCTGAACACTGGAAACCCATTAGGTCTTCCATACAGTCTTCTAAGAACGGTTCAAAGTGTGGATAGTGGTTACGTAGTAGTTCCAAGTCGGCCCATCTACGTTCTGACTCTTTGATTTGATCTGCGTTCATAGTATTCTCTGTTGATTAGTCTTTAAGCTTAGCTTCTAATTCCTCTATCCTAGCTGTTAGCTGCTGAATAGCTGCTACTAGATGTGACTCTATTGATAGATCAGATATAGGTTTAGTTACTCGTAGCTTACCTTCGTTCTTCTCACCTTCTGGTATTTCACTTACTAAGTGTGGAAATACTTTCTGTAATGATTGTGCTGAAAATCCAATATTAGCTGAACCACCATCCTGATCTGGTTCACATCCTTCTTTCCAATCCCAAGATATAGCTTCTAGTTGATTCAGTTTTTCTAACGAATCTGAATGTTCTACTATATTTGTTTTTAGTGTTATGTCAGATGTTAATGTTCCATACCAAGTACCTAATAAGGAACTATGAGTAGTATTCATACCTATTCTTGACGTATATGCACTACCATTTTTATAGAATATTTCTACCACTCCACTAGATTGTGCTTTTAGAGTTAAACCTTGGTCTACTGCGTACATTTCAAGTTGATTTACTATTGCCGCAGATGTATAGAATTGTGTATTTACTAATCCAGAACCTAAACCTGTTGGGCCTACACATTCGAATCCATCTGGTCTAGTTTGTAATCTAGCTTCTCCATTGTCGTATAATGTTGTTCTACCACCACGTTCAAATTTAGCGAATATTGCTTCAAATGATCCATTGTTATTTGATTGACATAATACTGTATCGCCTTGTAGATCACTTACTAAATAAGAACTACCTAATGCTCCTCCTGCTGTATTAAGTAATCTTATCGTAGGTTGTTGAGAGCTTATATCTATACCATTAACAAAAGTATTAAGTACTTTATTACCTGCATGGGTTATGTCTACTCCACCGTTTACATGACACTTCATAAAGCTCTGTGTACTTTGTCTTACTTCTGCTTCGTCTAAGTAGTAACGTAATTCAAATACCTTTGTTGAGTCATCTTCTACATCTGCTTCTGAATAGTTAAATTCAAAACCTCTTACTGGATAACCACCTAATACTAGGTTTTCTTCATCTGGTCTACCAGCCTCTATTCTTAGATTTGGTACATCTTCTACCACTAAGTTACCTGAGCCTTGGTTGTTGTTAGAGATAACTATATCACCGTTAAAAGTGTTATCAGTGTCTAGTCGTACTGCCTTTAATGCTCCGTTTACACCTGTATTTACACCTGTAATTCTATCAACATATACACCACCGAATATACCTTTCATATCAATAAATATGTAGATCTTAGACGCATCTGTTCTGTTAAACAACGCTCTAATTATTACCTTATCGTCACTTGTTTCATCTGCATATACGGTATCTATGTTTACTACTTGGTTGCCAGTGTTTTCACTTATTTCATGTAAGTATATAGTTTTACTGAATCTAATTATTTCTGGTACATCTACATTACCTACTGTTACACCTGATGTTACTTTACCCTCTATGGTAACAGCATCATACTTAGTCCAACTATCATTTAGTTCTGCGTATGTTTCACTCGTTGCTTGTCCATCGAATAGTTCTACATTTACTGGATCAGTTAATAGTCTAGTTTTGTTACCAATAATTCTTACTAACTTTCCATCGAAAGAGTTCTCATCTACAACTAATGTAAATCCTGTTTCACTACTTTCACGTAGACTCATAAACGAGTATTCATTACCTACATTGGCTTTAGTTAAGTGTGCTAATACTATTGATCCTGTAGAAGCTACTGAATCGAATGCATGTTTAGATACTGTTGTTTCTACTATTTCTGTTACACCATCTATGATTACTTCTACTGTAATAATAAACTCATCAAAGTCACTAGCGTTATAACCAGTACTAGACCAATTCACTGAACCTGATTGTAATGGTACTGGTGGTGATAAGTCTACTTGATATTCTATTGATGATACTGTTTCATTGTTGTTTAGCTTAGCTGTATTTAATGCATAAGCTACCGTTCTTACATCACTTGCTGATATTTCACCAGTATTGTTATCTGGTAGTACACTATCTATGAGTGCTGTTATATCTGTATTTGTACTCATTAAAGGTTCTCCTGTTAATCTGTTTATAAAATGTTTTATAGATAACCCCCATAGGAGGCTATCTAAAAGCACTTTAGTCTCTTACATTAACTCTTAGTCCTGACTGTGAGAACAAGGAGTTAATTTTGATACTATATGCATCAATTACTGATACTTCTAGTGCGTTATGTATGAACTCACCGTTAGCATCTTTAACATGAACTATTACATCCTCTGAGTACAGGTTATGTGTAATAGTCTTTGTGAATCCACCAGATCCATCTGGGGTAGTTAGATCGAAGGTTTCATCGTGTCTTAATTGCAATTTAGCTCTTAAGTCTGGATGTAGATGCCATTCTACTACAGCTTCTTTACCGATTACGTTAGCCCTACTTACTTTGAATCCTATTGGATCTACACCAATGGTAGGCTCATCCGACGTTGCTACTACAAAGTCAGTACCTGCTATTACACCGCCTCGCATTACCTGTGTAACTGCGTTCTTTTGTATTTCTACAGGTTCATCTAACCAACTTACTCTACTTAAAGTTCCATCTAATGCTCTTGCGTATACACCTGCATCCGTAGTACCAGTATCACCGTAGCTTATTAGTATAGTGCGTACATTGGTTAATGCTGACATATCTGTATCTACAGTATTTACAATTGCTCCTGTATCGTCTTGTAGATCATATTTAGCATTGTTAAATGGTGCAATACCATTTAATTGGTCTGATGCTAACGGATAGGTTACAGCGTCATGGAAGTAATCTACAGAAGGTAATCTTGATGTTAAGTCACCTTGGATCAATGATACAGCTACATCTAGATCTTCTACAGCTTCTACTAAATCTGCATTTTCTCTAACATTACCCGTAGCAGTACTAAATGTACTACCTGCTACCATACCTAAAGAATCTGACGTATCAGATCTCAAATTATCTAAAGCGTCTGCTAATGCTTCTAATACAGGTTTGAGGGTACTATCATCAGGCAAGTTACTATTAGTAAACGAACCCAAGTTGTTTGTAATAGTGCCCAACACTGTTCTGATACTTGAAATCTTTGCGTATTCTGTTGCGGCAGTTGCTTGGTTTGTTGATACATCTGATGCTACTCCGTTTATCTCTGTCTTTGCAGATTCGATAGCGGATTGTACGTTGCTAGGATTCCCAGTTAAACCTGCCTGTTGATTACTGAATGAATTATTAGCTGATACTTTAGATTCAGCTACCTGTTCATCTACATAAGTTTTGACTACGCTTGAAGGAAAGACTTTAGTAGAACTTGCATTATTAACACTAGAAGCAAAGTCTACAGCTAGCTTGTTATTTTCAAACTTTAATCCTGCTGGTGTTGAACCACCTGCATAGTCTACATTGGAGTCTGCACTTGATGGTGAAGCGTTACCATTCTCATCTTGTTCAGAACTTACTGTAATGAAATCTGAGTCAACAGCCTGATAGTTTGGAATAAATGAATTATAGTCCTCAGTAATAGATGTAGGATCTATAGTAGTTAATACGGCTAACCAGTTACCTGTACTCTCTCCTGTACTGTTATTACCGTAAATATTATCAGTATCTCGTTTAATAACTACAGCCCATACACCGCCACCATTTGACTTATAATAGATGTTAAATGTACCACCTACGTCTAAGTCAAGATCTGTTCCTACATAGGATAGTGTACCTTGTATAGCTGCTCTAGTATATGTACCATCTAGAGAAGCATGGTTCGTATTACTTAATGTTAATGATCCGTAGTCTGAACCTGTTACGGCTAGATCTACTTTAATATCGTTACCGTTTAGTTCAATACCTGAACCCCCGGTCATGTTATCCTGTTTCTCTGAATCTAATTGATTCAACTGCTCTAAAATTACAGGTTGCCCATCCTGTGTCGCAGTTGGCAAGTTATAAATTTTGGTTACGTCTTGAAAATCTAAGTGCGTACCCTGTTTGGTTGTCTTATCGAAACTTGACATATTAATTGTACCTTTTAATAAATTATTAAAGTCCCTAGTACTGGTAAAGTCGTACTAATGGATGCTGAAACCGTATCGTTGTGAGATTCGGCAAAGGTTATAGTGTTCCCATCACTATCAATTAACTTTAGTTGTGGCACGTAGCCTCTGTGGTGAACTACAGAAACAAGTGAATGTGTACCATCTAAAGGTATTTCTATTGTATCTGCGGCTGGTTCTGGTACTACTGGTGGTGGTGAATCGTGTAAAATCACACCAATAGATCCTGTTGTAGCCACTATTTGAATGCCTACTAATGAGGCTTCAAAATGATGTTTGTCGTTATTGACAAGACCAATGCGTTCGCCACTGTCACCGACAATAACGTCAGCATGGTCACTCTTTCCTAGAAATACTGTACAAGCTTGGTTAGGAGGTACATCGAAATGATCCCCCTGTCTAATCCTAATGGATTGCATGAAGTATTCCTCCTAGTTAATGAAAGTCCTCTGTGACAGGTTTAAGTTTACCTCTGCCACTTAGGCGCTTCTTATTTAGCTTCTCAGCTAAGTCTGACAAGTTATCATCGTCTTTTGGATCACATGATATGTCATTGTCATTCAGAAACTTAATAGCTGCTGAAATAGTTGCAGGAGTAGCGGTAAATATTTGTTTACGTTCTCCTGTTTCTTCGTCTTCAAACTCAACCGTATCACTTATTTGATGGTTAAGTACTTTCGCTACTACTTTGTGTAGTTCTGCTAATTCGTCTGAACTTGCTTTACTCATGCTTACCTCCATCAATAAATTCTTCTATACGTCCAAGTCTTCTGTCTATACTTATGATTATCGTATCTACTTTCATGTTTGTAACTGCTTGTGCTTCCTTAATGCCGAATACCTCGACAATAAGGAGCATAAAAGCCCCGACCAATATACCGGGGATTAAATTATCTTTAATGAACCCAACCATCGGGGGGACTCCTATTCTTCTGTTACTGCATCATCCAACATACCAAATAATATATTCATAGGTGCTGTTGTGCCTAATGGTGCAAATTTTCTTACACTTGACAACTGCTTATCAAGTGGCTCGTTATAAAGTGCGTCTTCTACTACTTTAGCTCCACGTTCTACGTAGTTTAAAGTAGGAGGTAGGAACGGATTATTAAATCCATTGAACAAGGCTTCACCCATATCTAGCTTGCCTGTTGCCATTCCATAAGTTGTACTAAACATTGTTTTGTATACGTCTGCTGTATCAGCCATACCCATATACTTAAATGTATTCCAACCACCTGTTACATAAGGTTCTGCACTTTTCTCTTGTCTTTCATCATATGCTGCTGATAATGATAAGAACCTAATCTCTCTAGCTATCCCTGATGATATAGCGTTTAATGCTAACTGCATAAACAATTCTTTATCCCTAAAGTTTAATCCTCTTACTTGCTGTTTCTCTGCTGCTGCGAGTACATAACTCTTAAACTGCATTGAGAAAGCTATAGTAGGATTCATCATTTCTGGTGACATTTCACCTGTAAAGGTTCTTTGGATTACTTGTGCTGTATGTCTGTTAAGTATAACACCCAATCGCACTTGATCCTCTGGTTTCCACATTTCTAGGTTAAGTGATTCAATGTTACCATTCTCATCGAACTTAACTACTCCATCATCCTTAAAGTATTGTTTAAACCAATCCATATTATCATCTGCATCGAACCATCCCATATCTCTTAGTCTGGCGTCTGATGTAAATTTAGTTTGTTGTCCTTTGATGTGTTTTACTACATCCTGCATTATTGAAGCCATTGCTAACTGATCTTCCCAAGTTCTTATAGCACCATATCCTGTTACTTTGGCCTGTGCCATTTGTAACACGTCACGGTATTTACCACCTGTTACTTTATCAACAAAGTTATGTGCTTTTCCACCTGTTTCATCGTAGTTAACATTCTGTCTACGTACCAAGTACATATCTTCATGTAGTCCTGTTAGCTCTTGTAGATCTAACATAAACTTTCTGTCATGTATGTATTCTTCATTTGGTAGTAGTCTTAGTAAACTTCTAATACGTTGTTTTCTACTTTTATTGACTGTAGCTAATCCTGATAATCCTGCTACGCCTCTATTAAGAGCCATACCAAATTCTGCTAGTTGTGATTCACCAAAACCACCCATACTGGATAGTGCTGTTGCATCCCTAATCATACGAAGGTTTCTATTTAGCTGACCATCATATGCTCTACCTAACATCATTCTTATTGCGTTTTGAATGTCTCTTGTATTTACTGTTTTGCCTGATTCATAGGCTTGTTTGTTTATTGCATCTATAAGGTTATCAAAGTCTACATCACCTCTTAGCAATCCATCACTGGCATCTGCTAATGCTGTACGTGCTGTAGCCTCTTTGGCATACCTATCAAAGCTACCCGGTACGTCTGGATCTAGTATGTCTAAAAGCCTTAATGTACCACCGTTAGGTAATTCGAGTTCAGTAGTATAATCCATATCTACTCTGTGCATCATGTATCCCGGTGTATCTTCACCTTTGATACTAAAGTTACCTACTAACTGATCATCTTCTATGTTTAAGTTATCATATGAAGATTTTGATGCTCTATGCTTCTTCTCAGCTACCATAGTTTTAGCTATTTCTCTAGCATTGGTGATAGGTTTACCGCCTCTATGTATAGCTCTCGTTAGTAATTCCTCTAATGCTTCTGCACCACCCTTTTCATTTAACAACAAAGTTATACGGTCATCGTTATATCTTTGTGGTTGGTAGTTTTCTAGTTTGTTACCTGCATGGACTCCATGTATACCACTTGCTAATTGTAAGTCATGTAGTTTACCATATCCATCGTGCATAAGATCTACAAATTCATTTACGGCTTTCTCTAATTCAAACATAGGTTCACCTTCTGAAAGTTCAGTGGTTTCTTTACCTAGTCTACGTCTGTTTGATTCTAGCATAACCATTTCATTTATTTTACGTACATCTTTATCACGTAATGCTGATGCATGTTTAGTTACATACCTGTTAGGACTTAGCTTACTCTTACCTGCTACGTTGCAATACGTATCCATAAGTTTCTGATAACCCTTAAGGATTGGGAATGAGTGTTGAGCGTTTAACTGTTCAGCTAGTATAGCTGCTGTCTGTGGTCTATTGATAAGTCCACCGTAACCGCTTGGCGATTCGAATAAGTTAAATGCTACCCATTGAGCTAATGGTACATCTGATCCCATAAGTCTTGATGACAAACTATGAGTCAATGGCCCTAATTGGTTTCTTAATGCTTTAGTGGCTAAGTTAGCTTCTGAGAATAACTGCCTTAGTATTGCTGGGTCTACTTCTTCTTGGAAGCTATCCGATACGTCTTTCCATACTGGATCAACTGGCTTGTTATTCATAGCTAATTCTAAGTGCTTTATTTGCGTTTGTACTTCTGCTGCATAGTCTAATGCATTATCACTTAGTAGTCTAATTGATTCATCATTCTTTGTGAATATTGATATATCTGATAGTTTTCTTTCTAAGTTATCATACAATGTATTAGCATAATATTGTACTCTAGCTCTAGCTGCTGGATCAGTTGTATAGTTAGCCATATCTTCTGATATGTCTCCTAACTGATTAAGCCCTTTCTTGAACTTCGAGTCTAACTTAGTGAATGATTTAATGTAGTTACTTACTGCTAACTTATTAGTAGTTAATATAGTCTTAGGCATTAACTTCTCTAATGCACTATCCATTCTTACTTTAAAGTTGTTAGGCATTTGTTCAGTCAACTCTCTAAATACTTTATTAGTTGTACCGTATGCTACCAACTCCCTATCATTAACTATTGTCTTAAGTCTAGCTTGTTGTTGCTTATTGAGTCCTTTTAGGAACTCTGGATTTTTCTGTAAAGCTTCTATCTCATTATACAGTTTTCTAAGCTCATCTATACCTTCGCGTTCTAAGGTTGTAGTAGCTATTTTACCGCGTTGTTTTGCTGAGGTTACTGTATGTACTAGTTCGTGTAATAAAGTCTCTTGGAATTGCTCTGAGTCCTTCCTAGCGGTATTCAATATTACTTCGTCAGTATTGTGTGCATTTACACCTGATGGATCACCTTTACCTGCTGCTCTCCTATTCATTAGGTGTTGCTTTAGTTCTGGTGATAGGCTATCTAAGTCATCGAAGTTCTTAAATATTACTTTTAAGTCTTCTGCTTTTACATTGCCAATCAACTGATCTGCTACTGATCTAATATCTTCCCTACCGAACTTTGAGAAAGCTGCTAACCATTGATCAATATCTGTAGATACAGTTTCTTCAAACTTGTTACCTAGATGATCTGGTGTAGCTGATTTAAGCTTTTGTTCTTTGGCTAATGAATCTGCTGACCTTGCTAAGTTCCTAGTCTGTAGGATCTTTTCAGATAGCTTATTCATATCCTGATATTTTACAAGGGTTTCATATACTTCATTGATTGAATCTAAGTGTGCTTCTGGCATAGCCTTTTGTAAATCTTCAAAGTCTATATCGTTTAGCTCCTTACCTTTCAATACATCTGTATCGCCTTCCCTTAATTTGATACTTTCTTGTATCCTTTTTAACCCTGCTTTTTCTTGTTGTTTTATTACGTCTGTTCCATCCATAGCTGCTTCTACGGATTCACGTACTTCTTTGTTTGTTACTCGTCCCACGTATCTACGTCTAGCTCTAGCCGTAATATCTTGGAACTTGTTTTTAGCTCTCGTTGCTCTACTAAGCAAGTCTGTTGCTTCTTCTTTTACATCGTGTGCTACATCACCGACTCTTTCTTTTATAGAGTCTTTACGTGCTGCTGCTCCACCGCTTTTATGTTTACCATCCATACTACGTTTAGCTTCTGTTAGTAATGCTGCTGCATAACTATCACTAGCTGCTTCCATACCTTTACGTATGTTACTTGATACGAAAGGTGTATTCTTTATTGCTTTAGCTCCTGATCCTACTACGGATAATGAGCCACCGAATAAGAATCCTGATGCTACGTATGTATAGTAATCTTGCATTTCTAATGTAGGGTCTACTTCTAGTCTTGGGGCTTGTAGTATTGCTTCTTCTCCTGCACCCATTATACCTACTTTAGTGGCTTGTTTTACTACGCTACCTGATAGTATTCTACCAAATGCTATCTGTGTAGTTGCTCCTACTCCTAAGCCTGTGGCCCATGTAAGTGGATCAATTACAACTGCACCTATGTTTGTTAATGCTTGTTGTCCGAAGCTCAATGTATTTAATTGCTTCTGACCTTCTAATCTTTGTCTTATGTCATCTGCCTTAGCCTTTGCAGCAAATAGGTTAGGTTCATTTAGAACGTCACTATGGTATGCCGGGGCTAGGTCTTTTGTTAAGGAATCTATGTTATCTATAATAGGTTGTCTATCTATACCATACTTTTCTTCTATATAGACTTCTCTACCCATCTGATATAAGTTTGATGTTAAAGATTCATCACGTAAATATATGCCAATAGCTTCTGCATTAGTTATCTCGTTATTCTCTTTAACAAATAAATCTGGATTGTTATAACCCGGTAGAAATGATCTATTCGGGTCAATGCTTGGTTCTGGATTAAGGTCAGCTTGTAACTGACCCATATCTTCTTCTCTAGCGACACGCTGGCGTTCAGCTTTACGGTCTGCGTCTTCCGGGGCTAACATATTAAAGTTAGATACACCCCTTGCTCTGTATTGCTTCTCAGCCATTGTGTTCTCCTAGTTATAAGTTTTTCATACGCTCAATCAATCGGTCTGCTCTGTTGCCTACTTGCGTAAACCACTTAGAGTTTTCCATCTGCTTAGCTGCTTGTTCCCAGTTTTCTTCTCTTACTGCTTTAAAGAAGTTAGGCCATGCTGTAGGACTAAACCTATTTGGCCCCATATTGAAACTCATATTAGTTAGTATGTTCTCTAATTCTGAATTATCTTTATGTGGGTTTATCTTCTTAGCGTTTGATCTTGCTTCCTGTAGGTCTTCTTTATACCACTTATCTACTTGCTCTTGTGGTATCTTAGTTCCTACTGGGTATTTCTTCTTTTCAGCTTCGGTTAGTAGATGTCCTACTCCTGCTGTTGGTAATCCTAGAGAATCGTTATAGACAACATCCTTGACACC